GGTATTAAAACGAAAATTATCATTACCTGTTTTAGTGATATCTGAATCGTTTCTTATAACGACAATATCACCAGTTGCTATAAGAGCGCCGTTAGCTGCTCGAGAAGAGCCTCTTGATGATTTTCCACCACCGGATGATCCAGATCCATCTCCACTACCGCTCTCCCCACCACTTGATACCTGTTGATTCTGCTCACCTACAGCAGTTACACCACCTCCGGATTCTGAACTTCCCTCTCCGGATCCGCCACCGGTATTGCCACCTGATCTTGGATTAGTTCCACCAGATCCCGAATTGTTGCCGGGAGATGCTGAGCCACCTGAGCCACCTGAACCACCTGAACCACTACCGGAACTACCTCCTTGTCCTCCAGAATTTGTTCCACCACCATTACCACCAGAACCAGAATTTCCCGATACTGAACCACCTGAATTGTTTGAGTTTCCCGAACCCGAATTATTTTCCCCACTACTACCACCATCACCACTACTACCATCACCACTACCTACTGAACCACTACCTACTGAACCACTACCTACACCACCTATTGAACTTCCAATTGAACTAGCCATAGAAACAACTGAAGTGAGCGATGCTACATTATTCGCAGTAACACTTCCTATAAAGTTTGTAACATTTGTAGCTTCACTTGCAGCTTCTGACGCACAAGGATTCGCACCTACTGGTAATGAGTTTCTAATCGAAGTTACCCATTGTTCGTAAGCACCAGCCTCTAATTCACTATAAGTAAAGTTTCTTGCTTGACCTGCAAAAAACATAGTAACTTGCGAACTTTGTGTTGTTAATTGAACGGATTGTTGTCTTCCGTTACAAGGGTTTATATAAGTATAGGTGAAACTCTGAGCTTTTACGCTCAAAATTCCACCTATACAAAGAGTGAATATTAAAGATAATAGAAATTTACCAACCATTTTGCTCTAGACGCTTTACTAGGTTCATTGTAGCAACCTCTAAAGCTTTCTGAGTAGCAATACCAACAGTTGATTGGTCAAATCCCATTTCTGGATTCTTGAAGTAACCCTCACCAAATTGTGTGGATTGACCTTGACCAGAGGCAACGATATATTGTGAATTTTCTACGGAAACTAAACGAATTTGAATACCCATAATGGTAGTATTGGTTTTCTTTAACTTACCTTTATCGTAGTTTTCTGAGTATGATACAGAAAAATCATAAATCTCTGCGTAAACGATATATTTTGGTAAGCGGATACCCTCCATTTTTAGTTTAGTTTTACCATCATCAAGACCGTCAATTTTCTTTTCCCAGGCGTCGAGCATTTGATTGACTACGGCGTCTTTTTCTTCGGTAAATTCGAAACGATTGGTATAAAGTAGATTTTCTACAATACGGTTAGATACACCAAGACCTAGTCTTTTTTCCCTTAGTTCAGGAAAAGTTTCCCAGAGTTCTTTGTTGACATTCAGTTTTGAAAGCTGTACGGTTTGTTTTTTACCCGTATAGGTTGAGACAGACTCTAATGTTCTATCTGTTTTTTCAAAGTCTGCTTGGTATTGAGTAGTTGAAATGCTAGATTTACAACCAACCAATACTAGAAGGCTAAGTGAGAATATTGATAACCACTTTTTCATTCTTCACCCTCCTGTTCTTGTTGTTTTGCTCTAAGTCTCTTCATCCTTTCGGCTGGAGTTTCTTTCTTTTCTTCAACAGGAGCAGCAGCTGGTGCTGGTGCCGTTTGTGTAGCAGGAGCTACTTCTCTGATAGTTTCCCTTTCTCTAATAACGGTCGTTCCTCCAGCACCAGAGTTACTTGAAGAATTATTTTGGTTGTTATTCTCTAAGTTAAGGTTAATAACCGGAGCGGCAGCCGGAGCTGCTTGCTCGGTTTTTTCACCTTCATTGTCGTTTCCACCACCTCCGAAGAGAGTAGTAGAAATCCATACACCACCACCTGTTACTACAGTTGCTAGTGTGCCTATGATGGTTTTTTTCAATCCACCCCAGGAGCCATCGTTTTCGGTTTCTTCTGCCATAGTTTTTATTTTTTTTATTTTTTAATAAACTTATATATTTTTTGTTTCGTGTCTGTAGTTAATCTAACAAAATATAAGCCAGGCTCGAGAGTGTTTGTTTCGATTCTTCTGGTAACGGTTTGATCTTGTGCTACGAATTGTGTTTCTCTACTGTGTATTTTTCCAGATAAATCGAAAATTTCTGAAGTTAGATTGCCTGGTGCTGTTTGGAAATAATCTACATACATTTCATCTACGACTGGGTTTGGATACACTCTGAAACCATTTACAAGTTGATCTACAAGATCTCTAGCTCTTCTACCATTAACGATTGTAGCATCAGTAGGTGAAGGAATAATATTTAAATCTTGTGCTTTTTCACTACCAGCCGCTTTGTTAATGATTTGTATAGGAGCTTCTTCCCAGTTATTGTTTAAGATTTCAAATTTGAAGTTAAACATTTGTGTAGGATTGGTGATTAAAGAAGGTGCCATTTTTGATTCGTGACCACCCCATAAGATTTCACCTGATTTAGAAGAGATAAATGAGTTCCAATAACTTGCTTCTGGACCTACAGATACACCTACAAACTTGAAGATTTGAGGATCATATTTAAGACCAATTTGTGATGCTCCTACTTTATTTCCGTGAGTGATAAGTGTAACATTAACATCTACCGTATTATCACCGGAAATAGTAAGTTTTGGTATTCTAAATTGAACTGAATCTTTGATGTTTTGGTAGATCATACCTTGATCTAGAACATAAGAAGTTCCAGAATTTCCAGTATTAAGTCTCTGTATTTGGAAAGATACGTTGTTAAGACCTGTTCCGGTAACATCACCAAGAACATATCCAATGTAACTCATCGAACTCATACCATTAAGTAATAGATCAATGAAAGTTGTTCCAATAATTGAAGTTTGGAATGTGTTCGGGTTAGTTATTATTTGATCGTATTCACCTGGTGTATAATATCTTACGTTGTATTCGTTGGCAACAACTGGTGACCAAGTTGTTCTTCCAGTAGCTAGACGATTGAATATAAGATACGCATCAGAAACTGAAATCGAACCACTTCTATTTACGTCAGCTTGTTGAAACTCATAGGATTGAGCCGTGTCAGCGTAAATACTCATATCAGAAAGGCGATAAGCATCAGTGATATTAATAGCTGAATTGTCGGATAAAGTATCTAAGTTTGATACTAATTTCACGTCGTAGAAAGAAGTATCGTAAGGTATTTTGATACCAGCAATACCGATGGCATCGGTAGTGAATCTTTGACCTCTTTGATATGTTTGTTCTGACTTTAGTTTATAGTCAAAGGCAAATGGCATTCCACTTGCTGGTGTGCCATCAACATTCAATACCGAAACCGGTATAGAAATAGTATCCATCTGAAATCTACCACCTAAGTTGTATGTTCCTAGAGTATTATCGATACCACTTGTAGTTGTAGCTATATTGTTGTATGTTGGAATACCCGTTACTCTCAGTGAGTCTACCGATGAAGGATTGAAACCAACTGCGTGTGGTAGTAAAACTTCAAACACAGCACCATCTGGCCAATCAAAAACAGCAGATGAACCGGTATAAATAGCAGTTGCGTTAACCCAACCTGGTTGAGAATAATACGAACCGTATTTAGTAACGATCGAAGTAGTAGTAGGTCCCCATTTAACGATAGGCTGTTTGAATGAAGATTGCGGATAGAAAAACCTTACCTGAAAACCAGCATAGTTCGTTAAGGTCGGGTTGTGATAGTGAAGATAAACAACTGTAGTATCTTGAAGAATGCTACCAAGTGTAAACACAGTGTCAATAATAAAGTGTGGTGAAGATGAGTTTGGTGAGATCAAAACTTCATTTCTACCGTTTTGGCCGAACGCATTTAGCGTTATTAGAGCAAAAAGCCCAACAAGAAACTTTTTCATGGCTATTATCCTGTTGTATTTGCAGATGAGAGAGACACTCCGTCTTCTTCATCCATTTTTTGAACGAGCATTTTATCTCTGTCTTCGTTTGAGAACCAGAAATCAATTACTTTGTTCAAATTACCAACAAAAGCACCTAGAAGGATAAGTAAAAGTTCTTTCCAGGCTTCGGCAATTGTAGCTTTGAATAGTACGGCCATGACTATACCAAAGATTATAAAGAAAAATGTTGATAGAATAATCAGTGTGATCTTCCATCTATTAGACTGCATAGTTTGCAGCATGAAAGTGAACCGTTCGTCCGGCTCAACTTTTTGATACTCTGTGTTGTAGAGTAGTTTTGTAAGTAGTCCCATAACTTATTTTTTTTTATTTCTATATATTAAAAAAAAAATGGGTTTTTTTACAAAAAGATAGGTTTTTTACTTGAAATTGTCTATTTGTATTCTAAGATCTGATAGTTTTTTCTTAGAATCTGTAATTAGTTTTTGATGTTTAGTCTCTTCTTCAGATATTTTTCTCTTAAGAAGATTTATTTCCCCTTCTTTGGTGGATAGTTGAGTATCAAGAAGTTTTGATTGATCTTCGAGTTCTTTAGAAAGTTCGGGTTGTGATTTTTCAGTTTGTGCTTTTTCTTGAGCTTCTTTTTGGGTTTTTACCTTGAAATTTTCTAAATCTTTAACTTTTCTTTTTAGATCTAAAATAGATGAATAGCTAGAAAAAAGAGGATTTATGTAGGATATCTCTTGCTGCCGGGCGTCTTGAATAAACTTACCAAGTTTCAGACGGTTGATTAGATCTGTCTTATCTAGATAGGTATTATAGATAGTTTCTAATCCGGGTCTTTGAGAATCGTACTGCTTTATCTGATCTTCTAAGGTATTATAGTGATTTTTTTTATCTACCAGAGATACATTTTCACCTACTTGTATCGTATATTTTTCAAGGAATGACTTATAGGTATAAATATGTGTCATAACTACAATATTAATTCACCAAGACGATCATGATTTGCGACTACTGTAACATCTAAGATTTTTTCCATGTATTCCTTAAACGTAATTGATGGTGTAATATCCAAGTTCCGGTTGTAAAAACTATCAAAATTTGCTCTGTCGTCGGGATTACTATCAACTTTTTCAGTATGTGAAGAAATTTCTCCATTTTTCACATCATATAGAGTGGATAACTTGATTAGATCTGAACCAGATTTGCCATCGGATTTTGGGTCATTCAAATCAGCGAAGGTATCGGGTGTGATTTCAACTTTTTGAAAATGCACTTCTGTGATTGGTTCCTCAAGTTTAACATAAAATAACCAGAATACATTATTAGGACGTGCACAGCAATACCCATAATAAATAGATGGCGCTGGGGTTGAAGTATTACTATAGTCTTGGTATCCATCGTAATCAGATCTATTTTTCCCATAGTAATCGTTAGCAACTAAAGGAGTTTTAAATGTAATTTTCACCGGATAAAATTTTAGCTGAACACCATTATGAGTAAGTTGGATTTTGTCGATAGGAGTTGGGTTTCCTAGTCCGGTTATAAAAACAATTACTTTTGATCCAGTCTTATCTACTAATCTGTCATCTGCATCATCTTTGACTTTATTTGAATCGTAATCAGTTTTCGGACTCACTGGAACGCACCAGTTGTATTTTTGTCCTGGCTTGAATGGTCCTCTTTTTTCTTGCCATCTTAGGTAATTGACATTAGTGTCATCATTTTTATCTTTACTCGCAGCGTTTTTCAGCTCTATCTTTTCGGGAATAGAAACACCAAAATATTTACGTGTAGCCTCATCAATTAAATCTTCACCTCTACATTTTGATGGAGTGGCTAAATCTTGAAGTAGATTGAATAAAACTGGGCCCATCTGACCTTTTTTAGTAATTTCAGGTTTTTTTGAGGGATCTTCATTTTCTTTGATTAACCGAAAATTGTAAGAATCGTTGAATTTATCCTCGGATCCTGGATAATTGAAATTTATATTAGAAAATATTTTTCTCAATTCTTGGTCTTGTAAAAGTTCATTAACAAATCTTTGGAATTTTCTATAAACTTTGACTTTTGCCCAAGGTCCAGGTCCGGGAATTATTGCTTCACCCCCACCATCTTTAGATGTGCTTCCAGCTGCACTGGATTTATCTGCACCTGCCAATTTTTGATATTGTTGAAAAGTGAACATGGATACTCTTCCACCTGGCCTACCTGATGGTATATTTTCAGTAGCAAATAATCTATAGGCTACTGTTAATAAATTGAATAATCTGACCATAGCGTCTGAAGCTATCAAGTAATTGAGAGTAAAAGTTCCTGCAACTAATCGAGCATTCAGGTCCTGTAATTCTCTTTCATCATCCCTGGTTAGTCTGAAAGCTGCTAAATTTCTAGATTTTGATTCATTTATAGAATAATTATAGGATTCACCTAATCCTTCGGGAAAGAAACTTTTCCAAATATCAGCAATATATTTTTCTTTTTTAGTTGTTGTAGACGTAGTTGAGGTAGTTGTAGGTCCTCCTGCAATAGTCGTAGTTGAGGTAGTTGTAGGTCCTCCTGCAATAGTCGTAGTTGAGGTAGTTGTAGGTCCTCCTGCAATAGTCGTAGTTGAGGTAGTTGTAGTTCCACCAGCAATTGTTGTAGTTGAGGTAGTTATAGATCCACCTCCAATAGTTGTAGTTGAGGTAGTTATAGAACCAAGACTTCTTGACCCACCTCGTCTTCCTGAACCAGTATTCACATTAATTGATGGATTTGCTTGTTGTTGAAAGTGTGGATTATTTTGGAATATTGGGCTTATATTGAATACATTTTGTTGCTGTTGTTGATTAGGTGTAATCTGGTAGTTAATATTTCTATTGGATGTACTTGTTGATGACCAATCTTTCGTCTTTTTCTTCTTCTTAGATTCTAATAACGCTCTATATTCTTCATACTCAGAAAACCTCTTAAATATCCTTCTACTGATTGATTCATTAGCTTTTACAGATATTTCTCTTCTTAACACCTCATCAGAATCTGATACAACTCTACGACCTTTCCATTGCTTGTTACGAGCATCATCACCTCCTAGATCATGGCCTCGGTTGCATTTACTCCATCTGTATCTTCTAAGTTCAATAGCGTAGTCGGAATGTATATCTCTAAGATCATCTAGTTCTTCTCTTTTATAAAGTCTTCTCAGCTCGGGTGAATTTTCAATCTCACTCAATAACTGATCGATTAAACAACCAGTTGGTAAATCTTTCCACCTATCTAAAATATCTGGGGTTGCGGCCATGTCAGTGTCATTTCCAACTGCCCCAATTAATCTATTCAATTTAGTATTACCCGGAGTACCAGGTGAACAGTCGATTCTAGAATCGTGATCTGGAAAAGCCGTATTGTTAGCTAGAGAAACGTCTTTTATTTGAGCTACTAAATTTTTAATTCTGAGGCGGTAGAATTTTACTCTTAGATCTTTATTCATACTTTCACGAAGAATTTCATAGATAGTATTTCTAATATTTTCTAAGCATCCATCTATCATCATTGAATCATAATTCAACAGTGCTAAACGCACTGTTGAATTAATTAACCTACCAAAAAGAGATCCACCCCAAGTTAAATCATTTTTTACAACTTCATTTATCTTATCTTTTTCTAAAAAAGTATCTCTTCTAAGAATATACCGCATACCTAAATATTTTTTTTTAGTTATATATTTATTTTAACATCTCGTTTTTAAGTGCAAACTCATAAATATCTAAAAAATTCACTTCTTTTAGAAATCCACTCCTTACGTCAGATAGAGTTTTTGCTCTTTTTGATATTTTAAGTATTTTATCAGACCATCTTTCTGAGAATTTAGCTGAAAATTTTCCCCAATTTCCTCGATAATGTTCTGGTTGTCGCCACTCCTTATGACCACCAGTAAGCCAATAAAGTGATTTTACGGGATTTATATTTCTATCAAAAACTATTTTTGTAGACCAAATCGGATCATCTTTTCTTATCTTTGACATCATTATAGCTACTGCTTCACAAAAATCAATTGTGATTTCATTTCCAATTTCAAAGAAAAATTGACCATTAGCCTCTTTTTCAATAAGAACTACTCTATTAGTTCTTAGGTTTTCGTTGCTCTCTAAATTCTTTTTCATATCCGTAAATTATTTTTTTTTAAGTGTTTATTCTCGAACACCACTTATGAACTTGCCATAAAATTGGCCTCCTTCGATAATACCGTTATGAAAAGTTCCCCAGAACTTTCCGCCTTTCAAAATACCATAATGCCAGTCACCTGAATAGAAAAATCCATCCCACCATATAAGCGTTCCCCTTTTTATTTCTATTTTGGCCATCTCTATTTCAGAGTCTATAAGCCAGTGAAAACCTTCAGATTTCAGGATTTCATCAATACGATCCTGATCAGTTATTATCGAAGTAGCGAATTTTAATTGTGAATACCTCATAGATCAGATACTCTATATATAAAAAATAATATATAACTTCAAGATATGAAATCACACTTTTTCGATATAGATTGTTTATTGAAGGTTAATCAAAAAGCCTGGATTGTTGATAAGCTTAATCCAAATAAGCCTATCATGAAAATTTCACCAGAAGACTTCAATTTATTTGAATCTGGTATTTACCAAAAACTCGGTCATAAAATTGATTTTAACGGGAAAAAGTTCTATTTAGATACCGAAACCTACAACAAACTTCGTGTAAAGATAAAAAAATCAGGTGTTAATCTAGGAAATTTGGGTATTTCACTTCAAGAGTTCTTGAATCCTGATATTATTGGCGAACTTGATTATAAAATAAACTATCAAATATTAGAACCTCTAAAAAACTCAGAAGATGATATCTATATTATACTCTCGAAACAAACTAGAGCGTCCTATACAAAAATGCTAGAAAAACTTCAAGATGCCTTCAGAGAGTTCGGAGTAAATGTAAAAAGATATTATTTTGTTACAGAAACTTTTTATTCTCAAAAAAGAGATGAAGTTAAATACGCTAAGCTAAAAATATTAGCCCAGCACATGACCGGCTACAAAATCGAAGAGAATAAATTTATTGATAAAGAAGTAGAAGAGTATCGCCAAGTAAATTATTGGGATAACTCTATAGAAACACCGAAATATAGAGGTTACATCAATGATATTATTCGATATTGTCTAAAAAACTCAACACCAGCTATACAGGAAGTTATCAAAGAGAATCTCATTCAATTACCTTGTAAGTTTATAACACATCAGGTATTTGATAACGGTGTAAATCCAGTAGAAACTCAAGAGGGGCAGGTTGTTCTACAAAAGTTTATTAAAACTTTCGAGTCTTTTAAATAATTTTCTCAAAATCTAAAAACGGAACATCTGTTTGTTTCGACATTTTTCTAAAGTAGGGTCTTATCTTTTTCCAACCTGTTTGTGAATATCCGCTAACTAAAAGAGTTACCTCGTTTTTCCCAGCCCAATCTAAAATTTCATCTATTATGGTCTTTGCAAATCCTTTACTTTCAAAACCTAGACGAGTAGATATAAAATTTATCTTCCAAGGATTTTGATATCTGAAAGAAGCTGTTTTTTGTTAAAAATCATAATCTTTAGCAAGATGAGCCACACAAACAGGTATGGAATCCATTTCGATTATAAAAAAAATTACCGAATTTTCTGGATATAAATATTTATCAATAGAAGTGAAAAACTTAAACTGTCCTGAAAAGCAGTCCTGCTTCCAAAAATAATCATATGCCTCTAAAGAGCCTAGAATCATTCTTTATTTTTTAGATATTTATCAATCATGTCGTTTAGTGAACGATTATCCATAAGATTTGTTGTAGAACCTGTTGATTCGTCATCACCAGATATTACATCATCTTGAGTAGATATTTCATTCAATCCAAAATCTTTACGCATATCTTTATAGAATTTTTCTAGCTCAGTTCTTTGAGATTGAGAAAATTTAGTGTTTTCTCTTATCTGTGAAATGGATTGATTAATAACTTCATGCATTCTAGCTGAGTTATCACCGTTATCTACTTGTTTTAGTTGAGTTAAGAAGTTTCTTCTAGCCATGCGCTGTAAAAAAAGAGCTTCTGCGTAGATATTAGCATCTTCTTTTAGTTTATTGATAACATAGGGGTGTTTTCTGATTGATGGATTATCACCTAGGTATAGGTCTACTAAGCTCTCTAAAATCTCTATAGACTGCTCACTAGTTTCATCAATATCTTTATCATAATCATAGATCTGTATAGTTCCAAGATCTGGTAAATCTTCTCTTTTAGCTAAATATTTACCTACTTCGATCTCTTTACTCTCATTTTGTAGGCGTGCGAACTCCTCTTGAAGTTGGGACATTTTTTGATCTTTTTTATCCATTTACTTAAAAAACCATTTTTTCTATATATATTATTAAAAACATACTGGTTCATATGCCTGGAGCAAAAAAAGAAGAAGTCGTAAAACAGATAGTATTTACAACCAAAATGGTTGATAATGTAACTAAAAGTATCAACGATGGTGTAGTAGTTAAAAGATTTCAAAACCCATGGTTTCAAAATGAAATCGGTGTAAGAAGAAGTGGGATTGTATTCAATAGAACAGAAGAAGAAGTTCAAGAATACATCAAATGTAAGCTTGATATTAAATATTTCGCCCAAAAATATTGTAAAATAAAAACCGAGGATGGAACGATTACTCACATCCAACTTCGTGATTATCAAAAAGAAATTTTGGATTTATTTTCTAAAAATAGATTTTCTATATTATGTTCAAGTAGGCAGGTAGGAAAAACAGTTAATACCGCAATTACAATCCTACACTTTTTACTATTTAATAACGATAAAAACGCGATGATCGTAGCGAACGTCGCGGCTACTACTATTGAAATTGTAGATAAGATCAAATCTATTTATGTTCTACTGCCTTTCTTTTTAAAGGCTGGTATAAAAAACTGGAATCAACGAAGTATAGTTTTTGATAATGGATGTAGAATAAAAACAGCAGCTAGATCTAAAACACCAGCTATTGGTTTCACGATTGACCTTCTTTATATGGACGAGTTTGCACATATACCTTCAAATATCATCGAGCCATACTATACGGCAGCATATCCAACAGTATCTGCTATACAGAACTCGAAAATTATTATTACCTCAACACCAAACGGTATGAATCTTTTCTATAAACTCTTAACTGCAGCTGAAAGACCAGAGGGTGATCCTCTTAAAAACAACTACAAAGCTATGCGAGTCTATTGGTATCAAGTTCCGGGTAGATTTGTAACTTATTACCGATTAAATCCATTTAAGATGAGAGATCTAGGTCTTACTAAAGAGATGGTATTCGATCTTGCTAAAGAAGAGTTTGAAGACTCTACAAAAGTTTTACTTAAATACAATCCAGATTTTGATAAAGATGTTGTTCATGTGTATAATAATGATATTATAACCGAAGAGGTATCTAAAGGGTTTAGATTTTCAACACCTGGTGGAAAGGAAATCCATATCTCTCAAATAGGTGAAGTTTCAACATGGAAAGAAGAAGCGATTAAAGATATTGGTGGAGAAGATGCCTTCAATCAAGAGTTCGGATTAAGATTTATTAACTCATCAAGATCTTTGCTTTCAGAGAGTATTATAGAGGGTCTTATTAAAGGTAAGAAAAATTACGAATGGCAAGAGATTGATAAGATGGAAACATTACTTAATTTTTCCTATCAAGATCTTAAATGGATTGATGATCCTGATATTTTTTCTCAAGAAAGAAGAAAGTTAGTTAAAGGTATAATCTCGATTGATATCTCAGAAGGTTTAGGTCAAGACTATTCAGTCATGAACGTATTTAAGATTTCACCTAAATCTATAGACACCGTAGAAGCTTTCAGCACAGATTATAAAAACCTTTCCGATTTCTTTTGCTTAGAACAAATTGGGTTATTTAGAAGTAATGTTATATCGGTTAAACAACTAGCTGAACTTTTTTATATTCTAGCATTTGAGTTTTTTGATCCTGATAATTTTAGGGTAGTTCTAGAGATTAATACTTACGGGAATGAGTTTTTAGCACACTTACCACATGTGTTTGACGGTAATAACAACTATGGTAGTAATATATTCTTTCGATATAAGCACAAATCCGATGCTATAGAAGAAAAAGTCGGTCTAAAATTAGGTGACAATAAAAATCTTCTAGTTAAAGATTATCAAGATAATATGAACAAGAAAAATATTATCATCAACAACGAAGATAATATACGAGAGATAACTACTTTTGTTAAACACACTACCGCTTTTGGAAACACACGTTATGCGGCTGATATCGGAAATGATGATATTGTTATGACCGTTGTAAATTCTTCATCTGTTTTTCAAAAACATCCCTATAGAGAGATTGTCGAGGATGCAGCACCTACCATCGCTGGAACTGAGCTCTACAAACATTTTCAATCTATTTTAGGTAATCAAGTTGATGAAAACTCAATCAACTACTCTTCAATTATTAAAGAGCAGAGGTATAGAAAGGATAGACTAAAAAAGATTTTAGGTTACGAAAAAAGTCCTTGGGCTAGAGATTAAACTACTTCAATAGTAACGGATAAACCATTAAGTTTTAGAGCTTCGTAAGGCTTTTCAACTTCTGATTTTGTGCCTCTCTTTACATCACAAATACCTCTGAAATGGACAATGTGTGCGCACTGGTTAGCTTGATCGAAATCATGATCACAAAACTCAATGAGGCAATTGATTACATGTTGAAAGCTATTATGATCGTCGTTATGTAGATAAAGAACATAACCAGAAGAATAAATCTGGTCTAGCTTTTCTTCGGTTTTGTCTCTGGTGATTGTTTTAGACATAGTAGTTATTTTTTTTTGTGTAAAGATAAGGAATTTTTTTTATATATAAAATCATGACAGATCAAAATATTTCATCAAAAAATGCAACTTGGAAGATACATGTTATCTACCTGTTTGTTATAGTGTGTCTAGGTGGTTGGATAGTCTATACACACCTAAAACCAAAAGAAACAAATCCCGAAAACGTTAAACTTCTCGAAGATATCGCAAAAATAGCAGCTGTAAGAGATTCTCTTCTCGAGGAAAGGACCGGTCTAAGGACTAGAATTTCAGATATAGAATCAGAAATTGAGAAAAAAGAACTTGAAATTAAATTAGTTAAGCAGAAAGTTGCTAATCTAGAGGTTAAAGTAACTAACGCTAATAATGAACTAAAAAAGTCAGATCAAAGAGTATCTGAAGTAAAATCACAAATAGAAAATTTAGAAAAAAATATACCTCTCAAAGAAGGAGACGATCTTCTTAACTCATTAAAAAATAAATACAAATGAAAAAAATATTATTATCCGCACTTGTAAGTTTTTTATTCTTTTCTACTTCAGTAGCGCAGACTACAGAAGAAACTTTTCCACAACTCTACAAACAAGGTGGAAGTGTTGTTGGTATTGTCTTTTCTGTTAAACAAGCTCAACAGATAGATAGAGATAGAGAACTATTAGAACTACTAAAAACACTAACCTCAGAGCTAGAAACCAACAAAGTAGCTAGTCTAGAAGTTATAAATGCTCAAAAACAAGCTATTGAAGCAAAAGACGATCAAATAAAACTTCTCGAAGGTGAAATACTTGATTATAAACTAGATATCAAAACAAGAGATTCTTTAGAAAACAATCTAGAGAGTGATGTAAAACTTTGTGATGAACAATCAAAGAAAAAAGATCAGATTATCTCAAATAAAAATGATGAGATTAAAAAATTAAAAGGTCATCGTTTACTGCTCGGATCTACAACTTTGTTATTCTTAGTAGTATCGATAATTTTCTAAAAAAATGATTTTTTAAAAATAATATATAAATAAAAAAAAACGAACAATTTATGAAAAGTTATGTAGCTAGATTTAATTCTTACCAAAAACAAAAAAGAAGAGAAGATATCATCAATGAGTCAGTTCTTCAAGTAAATGATATTTATAAGGTAAGAACTATGGTTGATATTCCACAAAGTCTCATCAACGCATATGTTAAAAAAGTTAAGGATGTCACTGGTAATAATCTTAGACAGTTTTTCGGTGATGTGGATATCGCTGAAGAAATAATCAAGCATATAAATCTTAATTATTTGGATGCTGATAAAATTCCAGCGAATGCTTTAATGGGTGGCCCATCACAGACACAACGTCAGGCTCAAGGTCAAGGACAGGCTCAACCACAAGGACAGGCTCAACCACAAGGACAGGCTCAACCACAAGGACAGGCTCAACCACAAGGACAGGCTCAAGGTCAAGGACAGGCTCAAGGACAGGCTCAAGGTCAAGGACAGGCTCAAGGACAGGCTCAAGGTCAAGGACAGACTCAAGGTCAAGGACAGACTCAAGGTCAAGGACAGGCTCAAGGTCAAGTTCAAGTTCAAACACAAGTTCAAGGACAAGGTGAACCTGAAGATGAAGATTTTGAAGATTTAGAAGATGAAGAAGAAACTGGTGAAGGAGAAGGAGAAAGAGAAGAAGATACTGAGGAACTTCCATAAAGAAAAAAAAAATAGAAAAATTACCCTACTTTCTCAAGTGGGGTTTTTTTCTGCCCTAAATATTTCAATATATAGAAATATGATGATAAAAACCTTTGAGAAGTTTAGACACCAAAACACACTTATAATTGTAGATGTCCAAAAAAGTTTTCGAAAATTTTTTACAGAGATGTATATAAACGAGTTGAAGAAATATTGCAAAGAGTTTGACAAGGTTTATTATATTTTTGATAATCATGTTGATGGAAAGAATGTAGATCAAGATTATCTCTATGATCGGAATGTTCAAGTAGAAGGTCACCCTGATCTGTATGAATTTCCAAATATGGAGGATATGATTGAAAAAAGATACAACTATGATGTTGATGTCGAGTTTTTTAAGGAAATTTTAACCCATAAAACCTATCAAGAAATCAAAAAATTAGAATCAAGAAAAAAATTAAGACGAGGTGATTATTTTAGAACAAAAGAAAACACAATTTTAGTCTATATCGGGAATAATCATATGTGGTTTCATTGCCCAAAGAAACTCTATGAAGTTTTGATAGAAAACACGCAGAACACGATTACTATTGTGGGTGGAAGTGATAAAGAATGCTTAGAGGATGTTTTTATTACCGCCTCTGCGCTAGGTGTCGGGATGAAAAGAAATTGGAAATATATCTACTCGGGATCTCACTGCCCAATATAAATAAATCTTATAGATGAGAAATATACTTGATTTTTATATACTTTATCCGGGCCATCCTAGATATGAAAGTGCTAATTTGATTGAAGATGATTTGATAAGAATTATTATTCAGAAATACGAGATGATTATTTTTACTATTAAAGGTGATGTACTTGGAGATCCCGATTTTGGAGCTTCTCTTGAAAATTTACTACATACTACTTTATTATCCAAAGAAGCAGTCGAAGATGATATAAAATCACAAATAAATATTTATATACCAGAATTACAAGGTAGAAAGTATACTTTGAGAGTGGAGTTTTTTCAAGACCCGAATGATTTTAGAGATATAATGTTTATACGTTTTCAGATTGCGGACTTTGAGGTCTATTCTCTATTTGGAAATATACTCAATTCAAGCTAATTTCACGCATACGACCTATATAGGCGACCGCTACGACAAGTGGGTCTGATGATGTTGGTAGAAGTCTTTGAGACTCACTTAATATCCAGTTGTATTTGAATAATTTTTCTGAATCTACTTTTTTGTTCTCCAAGTGCCAAAGAATAAAACCCTGGCCCCAAAGATCTAAAAACTCCACAACTCTATCAGCTCCAAATTTATCTGAAATGAAAAAGTAAATCTTCTCATAATCCATAGACCTATCATAAATAAGATTGTAACATTCTAGAAGAAGTTCATTTGATAGATTTTGCGAACTCCAAGTTGGTAAGCCTGATTTTTTAAAGTATTCCAACTCTACAAGTATTGAACGAAAATCGGGAAACTTTCTTTTAATAAGCGAAATTAAATCATCTTTGGCCATCGTTAAACCTTCAGAAGGTAAGATGTGATCTGATATCTTCTTGAACATATCAATTTTAAGAGCTCTTTCTTCTTGAATATTTTGACACTCTAAATCAATTTGAATAAAACGACTACGAATACCTTCAGATATTTTACTCAAATGGTTGGTTGATAGTATAAAACGAACATTTTTTGTTGAATAGTCTTCGATGTAGGCCTTGAGCGCGTCTTGATATTGGATAGAAGTTCTATCGAACTCATCTAGAAAAACATATTTAATAGTATTTGCTGAGAAATCTTCCGCCTCGAAGTCAAGGAATACTTTTGAACAAAACTCATCAATTTTTCCTCGTAGAATATCGATAGAGGTATAGAAAGAAGAGTTTATCTCGATATGTGGTGAAGATTTTGAGTATTTACCAATAAGTATCCTAGCTAGAGATGTTTTACCTATGCCGTAGTGACCATGAAGAATGATATTTTGAGTAAGACCTTGACTAAAATAATCTCTTACTCTTTTTGGAAGTATGAGATCTTCAAGAGTTTTAGGTCTCCATTTATCAGAAATGAGAAGTAGTTTATCCATATAGGGCCAGTTATATGTAAAGATTTTTTGATTGTTTTCAAGAAAGATAGAAAAACAAATATATAGAATAATATGATAGGAAACAAATTTAATTTCGATGATGTTTATTTCAGAGATTTGACCGTTTGTCTTTTAGATTTACTTGAAGGTAAACTTAAATGGGTAAATCGATTTTCTGATGGAGATAGACAAGTTGAAGTTCCTATGTATTATTCTCTTACCGGTGATGAAAGATACCTACTTGATTCATTTTCTGATGACGTAGTATCTAACAATCGTCTTGTTGAGATAAACACCGATATTATACCTAGAGGCCATATCACATTAAAATCTTGGCAGATAAAATCTGATGATTTCACAAATCCGAATGTTTGGCTTAAAACTATCGTTGAAAACGAAAGTGAAATCAAAACGATGCTATCAAAAGTAAGAGCAATACCTATTCAAGCATCGTATGATCTTTCGATCAAGGTTAAAAGTGAAATTGATGTATTTAAATGCTCTCAAGCTATTATGAATACGCTTTGGCTCTATCGGTATATGTATTTTGAGTATAACTTTATGAACATCGACGCTTTAGTTATAGTTCCAGATACAGAAACAGTAACCATTTCTAGAGACAAGAACTTAACTTCAGATAATACGATAAAAATTGATATATCTCTAGAAGTCCACTCTTACTATCCAGCATTTATGGAAAAATTAGAAGATTATAACTCAGCTGTTCTATCAAAATGGAGAGGAGATTTAATCCCGGCGGTAAGTAGATCAGGTAAATCAAACAACGACTTAGTCCAAAAAATATAATTTAAAAAAAGTAAAAAAACACACTTTTTAAATAATATATATAGTTTAAAAAAAAACAACATTTTTTAATATGAAGAACTTGAAATTAGAATTATTTAACTTTGTAAGAAGTTTAAATTTAGATCAAGAAGAAATATCTACTATTGTAAATTCCCATATGGGTGCCCTTGGTAGAGTATCTGAAAAACAGGTAATTTCTTCTTTGAATGAATCATTGAAAATTCACACCTATGACAAATCAGTTAGAAATTTACTTGAATCTCTCAATGATGACGTAGCTAATCATAGCCTTATTTATGAACTGAAACACCTCTATAATGTTCTTAATTCTAAGAATCAAGGTGAGCTTTACAGACAACCCATCAATGTTGTTCTTGAAGTTATCAACATGGAAGCAGATCAGGATAGATTGGGTAAAATCGTTAACGAACTCGCTATTTATGATTGGGTTCCAGAAATTAAATTATTTGTTCATAATCTCACTAAATCACCAGAACAAAGATCAAACCTTCTATCTGGTGGTAGTTCAGAAAGTATTTATACTATCGTAGAACAAGTAGAAGGTGGATATTGTGCTTATATCAATGGTAGTTGGTTCCTATTAACCGAGGGTGGTGTTGAAAAAACACTTCTTGAAAATTGGATTAAAAACGAAGAAGATCTTAGAATTTTAAGAAATATCGAAACAGGTCTTAGATATTCAATGATCCACGAGGATAGAATTAATTTCAGGATTTCTGAAAACTTAACTATTGGTCTTTCGGTAGCTAATGAGGATCTTATCTATATCAATGATGATAAAATGAACAAAGAAACCACTCTTGAGACCTTATTCCAATCACCTATTATTCCTATTGCTAACAAAAACTTTTATCCTATCCTATTAGAAACACAGAAGAATATTGATAAGTTTGTTGAACTTGATGTAGTAAAAAGAGTTACTAATTTAGTTAATCCGTATTTAGAATGCTTCGTATTCAATTACAAAGCAGGCAACTATGTATATCGTTGCGATCAAAGATACGGCAATTCATTCTATAAATACGACACGGCACTTGAACTTGTAAATGAAATCAAAAATGAATTAAATAGTGATCTTACCTATTTCTTTGAAAACAAACTAGATAAAGAAATCGTAAAAAACAGAAGATTAGAAGATAAAGAAAGAGAAATAACCCTAAAACTTGAAGATGTAAATATAAATCTATCAAAAATTAATAATTCACTTAGAGTTACCGGAGAATCAAAAGTTTTACTAGAAGCTCGTAAAAATCTTTCTAAAAGAAAAGAACATTTAGAAGAAGAGCTGATGGCAGTTAAAGAAGTAAAGAGTTCAAATAAGTATAAAATGTAAAAATAAAGTTTGGAAAGACGTAAAAACCTCTATATAACATAGAGGTTTTTACTTTTTAAAGAAAAAATAAAAACTTTTAACAAATTATACAATAAAAAAAATTAAAACCCGTGTATCTTCATAACAAAGATCTTTACATGGAGATAATCGTCTCCAAAGCAACCGGAAAACTTACCAATAAATCAAAACTTATGCTAGAGATTTTAGCAAAAAGAACGATTAAAAAAATGAGATATAGAAGTAATGACGATAAACTTGACTGTTATCAATCTGGTATACTTGATATGTTCTCTAATTGGTATAATTTTAACGAAGAAAAATCAGACAATGCCTTCGCCTACTTCACTGAAATATTTAAAAGAGGTATAGCTCGTGGATATAACGACTTATACAAGAAAAAAGGTGATAATGATCATCAAATCAGACTTATTTCCATAGAATCATCCAATGATGGACAAGGCCTTCATTCTATCTAAGAAAAAAAACAATACTATGAATAAAGTATCACTTCGTAAAAAAATACAACTTTATCTTACTTATAGAAAAACTTTAGAAAAAAATAGAGAGAATCTATTTCAGAATTTTACTAGTCGTATTGATAAAGTCTATAGAATTTATACGGTAATTAATCTTCCAAAAGAAGAACTGGACGAGCCCTATAATTTCAGAAAAAGAGATTTAGATATTTTTGCAGAAAAATACATTCGTGATTATTCACAAAATATAGCTAAGTATCTTAATAGTTTAGGTTTGAATGAGCTTTATGATATTTATGAAATAAAAAAAGTAGATAAATTTTCTTATCTTATTGTTATTGGATATAAATTATTTAATACTGATAAACTCGCAAGAACTTTTTGGTTGAAAGTATTGCCCTGGACAGCGGGAATTGTATCATTAGGCCTAGTTATTTTAAAACTTCTTTTGTAGGCTAGATATAAGTTACAAACAATTAAAAAATGTCCAAATATTATAATCTTTCACAAGACTCCATTAACCTATTCAACCAGATTTTTGATACGAAAGCTTTCCCGTTAGGAATTAATTTCGCATTTATCGGTCATGAAGAGCAAAAAGAACTTATTAAAATCACAAAAGTTCCGGATCAGTATAACTTTTTACTTCAAAATGAACTTCTTGTTTGTATGAACGAAGAACTTCTTACAAAATTTGACCAGGAGAGTATTACTATTCTTATCGAACAGGAATTAGATAAAATCAGTATTAATTTAGATACTGGAAAAATAAAGTTTGTAAAACCTAATCTTTCTACTTTTACTTCACTTATATCGAAATACGGATTAGAAAAAGTAGGTAGAGCAAATCAAATTGAAGATTTATACAACGAACAACAACTCGACTCTGAACAAGGATTCGTAGAACAAAAAAAACCACATTATGGAAAACGAAAATAAAAAACTCATTGAAACCGCTACGGTAAAACCAAAACTTACGATATTCGAAAATGAAACCGAATATAGACTTCTTGATCTAGAGGATGAAGTTCATATGGACAGACTTATAAGTCAAATAGAAGACTATATGAAAAACAATAACGGATACGGCGAAAGTGATAACACAAAAGATGTACTTTACGCCGATGCGCAAGGGCTGTGGAATGAATATGCTAAAATCTTAAGAGATGTAAGATTTACTTTTTATATCAACAGAAAGCAGTATCAATACCTAACCGAACTTCTTCGTGATAAACTCGAATACGATGTAAATACAGTTTTTATCGCTATAGAACTAACAGATATGCTTGGAACTTGGGTATCTGAAGGCTCAAACAAAGATGATACTTCAGTAAAAGGTTATAGAGCTAACGCTACTGAGATGACCTATATGTATCACCTTATATCAAAACATAAAGTTAAAGGTCTTGGATATTCTACGTATATTTTCGCAGATATCTTAAGAAGAATTGGTGAAATCTCAAAGATTATTAACTATTACGATAATCACGCTAAACAACTCTCAAGTGATATTCAAAAATGGGTTGCTTCTTGGGAAGATCCAGAAACCGGTGATGAGGTGGCACCAACCGAAGCTCAAGAGGCTTAAAAAAAATATTTGTTTATTAAACTAAAAACACACCTACGGGTGTGTTTTTTTTATAGGCAGTAATATACTGACATAATCGATCCATTCGTATTGATCTGGAATGGTTTCTTGTTACCTTGACCTTCAGCAGTCAGTGCGATCCATTTTTGCCCGCCATTTGTGGGTTGAGTTAAACCGATGTTGTCATAAATAATATCACCATTTATGAGTGAATTAATTGATTTCGTACTATAGTAGGCTCTTGTGGGTTGGTATGTGTGGCAAGCGCCTGGGCTGTTGATAGCATCAGGTGTAGACCTTCCCATGAACATGAACAGGGTTTGAGTTGGGGTTGGTGTTTTTGTTGGAGTGACTGTTGGTGTTTTTGTGGGTGTCCGAGTTGGTGTTTTCGATGGTGTAGGTGATGGAATACATACATTACCACAGATACCAACATTCGGAGAAACAATACCCGAACCACCAGAAATCCAAGTTATTTCTCCGGAAGCTATACATTCTGTTTCGATAACAGAATCCGATAGAACTGCAAAACTTGTTATTATATCACCGTTACAATTCAAATAGGAATAGTATCCTGTAGCCACTCCTGTTTGATCAATAGTGTAAGTTACACATAATTTGCATGATAAACTAGGTGTGACTGTAGGTGTTATTGTTGGTGTAGATGTACCAGTTGGTGTTATCGTTGGTGTAGATGTACCAGTTGGTGTTATCGTTGGTGTAGATGTACCAGTTGGTGTTGTAGTCGGTGTAGTAGTTGGTGTTTTGGTATTAGTAGGAGTTGGATCAGCAGATGCACCAGGGGTTTTAGTAACTGTTGGTGTGGGTGTTTCAGTTGGTGTTTCAGTTGGAGTTTCTGATGGTGAGGCACCTGGTGTTCCTGTAGATGTTATTGTTGGAGTTGGGGTTGGTGTTTGAGTATTTGTGGATGTTGGTGTGGGTGTAATAGTTGGTGTAATTGTGGGTGAAGCTCCAGGTGTACCTGTAACTGTTGGTGTTGATGTATTTGTAGAAGTTAGAGTAGGGGTTGGTGTAACAGTTGGTGTCGAATCCGGTGAAGCACCTGGTGTTTTTGTAGGTGTTGTAGAAGGTGTTACAGTTGGTGTTTGTGTGACAGTTAATGTTGGTGTTGGTGTTAGAATATAATCAGATACTAAAACCGTGTAATCACACCCATCACAGTTGAAAATATAAGTTCCATTCAGCTCATCTGTACCTCTCCCATATAAAACCGGATTGAAAGTCCACGGAAAACTAAAAGTAGAGGTAATATTAAGAACTCCACCTCCACTTGGAAAAATAAGTTGTAAAGTGCAGTTGGTAAGCGGACTAGCCTCAAATGTTACTGTAGCCATATATAGACTATATATCTAAAAGTGAACTATCAATCTCTAAATATTCAAGAAAGTTTAATCAGTTTTATCTTAAGATCACCAGAACCTTTGATTACTCGGTGATAAACTCCTTGTGGTATGAAAATTTGACCGGATATTTTTTGTGGAAGTTCGTTATCTATCTGTATCATCCAATCTGTGTGCTCTAATGATTCTATTATTCTGTCTTCCCGATCTCGGTGCCAAACATAATCTCCAGAATCAGTATGTTGATCGAAAATACGTATGAATGTATTGTTTTCTATAAATTTTTCATCAAAAGGTAGTTTCATAGTATTTTTTTATAATTTAAAATAGATTTTTCATCAAAAACTGCAATATTCTTTATATGTCTAGTCTAGACATATAAACATTCTTTTCTTTACCAGTAACCTGAATAGGTTTTTTTTGTGGAAAATAAATGTGGAAATTTTGTGAGCCTACAACTCCAGTACCCAGCAGTCATTTTATCTTTTTTTTCCGGACAATTGTGCCTTTTGGAAAATCTAGCTCTTGCTTTGGGATCACTAACTTTAGCAGTCAACCCACCTTTTAAATCACCAAAATGTACCACTTTAACCCTTCCTGTCTTTGGATTTTTAACATAAACCTTATACTTTTTAGGTCCTGAACTTCTCATGGGTTTTCCAAGACTTACTTTTTTTCCATTATACTCAGCTTCGGTGATGAACTCATCACAAAGCATAGGAAGATCAAGTGGAACCATCTCACCTTCAAACCGATCCCAAAGACCTAGATCACTTTCTTCAAAAAGAACTCGATCACCATCATCTAGTAACTCTTGAAAATTTCTTGATTCTCTTAGTAACTCAAAAAATGAAGTTGAACCCGGTCTAAATATGTTTTCTAGAACTGATATTTTATTTTCTAGATGATAAGTTAGATTACTACTCGGCTTTTGACCTATGAAGTCGTCAAACTTTAATATATTCTCGTAAATATTTTCCATAACTTTCTTTAGGGGTATTTTTTGTTAGTTTATATATATATCTAAATTTGAAACTCAAAAAGTGATAGAAGAAAAACTTATTTTCTTTGATAAAGAAGGTAACCAGATAAACACTAAGTGGAACGCAGAATCCCAAATATGGGAAGCTGATTTGATATTTTCTGAAAATTCATCAGACACCTTCAGAACTTATGGTCTTTACTCATTCGAAAAAATTGATGCCTTTGATTACTTATCCGATAAAATGGTACTTGAGAAGTGGCAACTTTTCAATGAAAGAGGTCTAGATTACTATGGATCTTCTACTCAAAGTTTTAAGGTATCAAAGGTAGAACCAGAGAATCGTGATAATACATTCTACTCGAAGTGGATTTCTGGCCCAAACTTTGAAAGAAACTTTCCTAAAGGATCTTTTTTAAGATTTGAGAGTAACATCTTTAATTTAGGGGATACTAATACAATTTATCAAGTAGTTGATACTAAGAAGGATGCAGTGATGATCATATCAACACAAAGTAATTCTAGTTTTTATTCAAATTGGTCTGGTTCGTATTCAAATCCCAATAGTTATGTAGGTGTTACTGTTTCTGGTGTTAATTTCCTTTCTGTTGGTGATTATCGATATTCTGATGGTTCAACCAAATTATCAAGTTGGTCAGAACAATATTTCGATAAAAGAGTTTTTAATGGAAGAAAACTTACTGTTGTAAATTCTTCTAAAAATGATGGTATTTATACTATATCCAATAAAAATCTTAAAGATAGTGAATATTTAGAATATTACTTTTTTGAAGATTCCGTAGATATAGATGATAATATTATAGCTCGACTAACACTTCTTACAAGACTTCCCATAATCTATCAAGGTAATCTAGGTCTCAGTGGTAGTAATATCTTTTTTTCGAGTAGTATCGGAGATTTCTTAAAACCCGGCAGCACGTTCTATATACCTGAGTCTACATTAAATAGTTCTGTACTTCAGGTAGATAACGTATTGAGTTTCAATCAGATACTTACTAATCGGTTTTTTTCAAATCGAGATTTGGTAGTTTATAATGGAAGAATTTACCAGTGTATTCAATCCTATACACACAGTATTAACTCACCGGTTTATCCATCCGATACACTCTATTGGTCAGATTCACCTGATTATCTACCACTAAAAACTACCGTTATAAATGAAAACCTTTCTGGTGCAACTATTCAATTGAATAACAATGTTCTGATTTTTGAGGGTGGAACTTATTCACCACAAAATCTTACCAATACACAAAACATTGCTAAATTTGTTGATAAGTTTGAAGATGAATTCTTGAAGTTTGGGCTTATTCTTTCTTTCGATGGTAGAAAACTTCTAGTGAAACCCCAATACTCCTCTAAATACTTTGATCTTAAGTTCTACAAAAACAGCTATTTAACCGATATTACTTCAAGTGAAGTTAACTATAATCGTAATTTAGAAGTGAGTGAAGTTTTAATCACTGAAAAAAATAGAGATTTCTCACAGATCTTTAACTATAATATTTACTTTTCTGATATCGATGATTTTGGAATTGAGATTACTGTAAACTCACAAATTTATCACCAAGATACGGTTTGGGCTTACAACGGACTATCTATTGATCTAGAAAAGACGATTAACCTCACCTTAAAGGCGTGGAGAGATAACCACTTCGCTGAATTATCAAAATTAGGCATTGTTATCACACTCTCCAGTAAATGGGGTACTGCTTATTATGATATAGTGAATATTTCTAGTTTTTATCCAAACGTAGAGTTAAGATTTTCGGTTCGTGTTGGTACAACTGCAAAATATGATATTCTTTATTATGTAGGTGAATTTTCTAGAGTAGGACCAAGACTTGGTCTTAATTTGAACGGTCAAGAATTTGCAGTAACTTCTGCTACTTCTAGCTCTGGATATTTGGTCAAAGAAACACTAGATAGTTTTGTATCCACCTGGCAAGCCTACCTTAATCAATTAGGAGTATTTGTTGTGCGTATCAATGATACGACATTAGAGATTAACACACAAGATATTACAAAAGTTAGAACCTTGGTTTTCAACACCCATCTTAATCTTTTACCTGGTGATTCTAGTGAAAATTTTATTATTAAAGCATCGGGAAATCTAGGTAATCTTATTACATCCAACGCACTTGTATTGGGTAACTATCTAGGGATCACTGCTAGTAATACACAAGATTTTTATGATGTTAACTTTTCATTGGGAATGCCAGTATCCCTGTTGAACTCAACCTTTACCTATAATAACCGCGATTATAACATAGTAAACCTCTTTAGAATGTTTATGAATTTAAGTTACGAAGGACCATTCTGGGCTTCACCTTGTAGAGATGTTGATGACATAGTTGTAACTTATCCGGATGGGTTCACCTATACTTATTGTCAACCCTACTCAAATGTTATTGGCTCAGAGTTCAGTATTGGAGCTTGGACAAGTTCTTTTTTCACTGGAACTTTTAGTCAAATATCAAGTTATTTTCTCTCTTCACAAAATATTTTATCAGGTGCAATTGATGTATTATATACACCGATTTCTCAAAAATACTATGTACTAGGTAATAGTCTTGAATCTTTTAATGCGGTCTCAAAATATCGTCTTAAAAACATTACACTTGTTGGAAATTCAGGATCTAGATTTTTAAGAAATAATACCTATAACGGTTATCTTTATGTTGCTACTCAGTTCTTAATCTATAAAATAAATACATTTTCTGATGAAATTGTTTCTACTTTTTCAGTACAAGAACCTTATGATTTGGAGATAAACCCTTCAAATGGTGATATTTATGTAACACTCACTTACGAGAATGATTTTTTGATTTATGATAAGAACCATACACTTCTTAAAAATCACGATCTTTTACAAAACGGAAGAAGAATAGAAATAAATGAGGTTGAAAAGAAGGTTTATGCTACTACACAAACTAGTAAGCTCGTAGAGATTGACGCGCAAACAAGAGAGGTATCAGCATCTTATTCTATAACTAATTTAGGAAGAGATATATTCTATCATCCACCTTCTTCAACAATTATTGGACTTGCTAATAATACAATCTATACTATAAAAGGCGGAACAGTCTCTAATCCATATGCAATTACTGTTGATAGCACAGAAAACTCTTTTTTTTCTTACAATACTGATAGAGATATCTCTATATTAATTGATCCAGCCGGTAAATTATATGGATTCGATGATGCGCTCAATAATGTATATTCTAGTAATTTTGCTAATAATGGTCGTATTTCCATAAATCCAGTAGATCAAAACTTCTATGTTGGATTAACTAACAAAGCAACTGTAATCAATTCACTCACGGGTCTTACAAAATATTCCTTTACAACACTAGCTAATCTTAACGTAAATACACATAATCCACAACGTAGAAGTATTTTGTTTCTACAGCCTTCCCTAAATAAATTGATTGAGGTAAGTGTTCAGATTGTTATATCACAGGCTTCGGTAATTCAAAATTTTGAAGAGATATCCGGTGAATATTTTGGATCTCTAGATCAAAACTATGTGCCCGAAAATACTTATTGGGTAAAAGGTAGAGAATTCATTAGAAAACCAAGAGAAAATTATGATTACCAAGCGAGCTACAAAACGAAATTTATCTGGAAATGGGAAGATCCCACAAATACAGATTTTTTTCTTTTTGATTTTTCTGGTAATTTACTTGAAACATCTGGATCATATTCGTATTCGGGCCCCAAACCATTGGCCGAAATTGTTCTCAATAAGAAACCAAATAGAGATTTAGCTAAAATAAAAGATCCAAAGTATCAACAAACAATTTTTGATGAGGTTTATTATGAATTACCCTTTGTTAATACAAATACGAATTTCAGTTTTTTACCACAATCACAAGAAATTTTTATTGGATTCAACTCAAAAATAGAAGGGGTTAGTAGTAATTCTTTACAATTATTAAAAAGAGATGTTGCAACATTCTCGGTGACTCCTACTATTGAAAATAACAATCGGGTAGATTTATCATTAGATCAACTTTTGGATAAAATAATCGGTAAAATTACACTTGATCCAAATTCAAATGAAAATTTCTTGCAGGATCAGAATAATCAACCAAGAGGATTTATAAAGAATCAAATTATACAAATTAATCTTATAGATATCACAAATCTAAAAGATCAATACATATCCTATAATAATGGTATAAACGTAAAAATACTAGAGATATATCCAAAACAAATTGTTGTTGATTTTTTGGAAGATTCATTCATACCAGAATCGAATGTGGTGTATGATTATCCTTCTACTGGTTTTGACACGTTTTTGAAGACAACTATTTTTGTTGTTGATAAATTAATCGCTAATTTCAATTTTGCATCACAAACAGAAATAGAAGATCCAAGATACGCAGTTGAAATATCAAACACTGGTAAGGATTTATCACCTGAAATCTCTTGGATATTTAAAGAATATAATATAGATGAGCAGGGTGTTGATTGGAATTTTCTGAATCCTAAAAGAAAAGAGTTTCTTTATACTAGAGATGAGATATTCCACTATGTAGGAAGTTACAAAGCTATAATCAATAGTATTAATTACTTCGGGTATAATGATCTAATTCTGAATGAATATTACAGAAATACTGATACAAAATCACAAAATTTTGGTAAATTATTCAAAGTTGAAATACCTGATATTTTTGATAATACAATAAAGGGCTGGAATGAAAAAGATTTCTTGAAATTAAATTTACCTAATCCCAAATACACCGCTACAAAACTACTTAACTTAGCCTATAAAATAACCGATAGAGAAGGAAATTATGTATTGCATTATTCAGTAATAGAGGCTCTTGTAAAATTACATGGATTAAAACTTTGGCTTGCGAAAAATGTTATACCTATAACTCATCGTATTTTAGATATTACCGGGGAAGCTAGCTTTGTTGGAACAAGTACTATTACCCATAGAAATTATGATGTTAAAATAATAAAAATTTCAGAAGATTTCTCACCTGTAGATTTCAAGATAAATGAAGCTTATCTATTACCAATAACTAGTGGTTCTTACGTATTTAACGTAGCTGTAGATTTTTTCACCAAAACATTTCTGGAGGATCCGTTTAGTGTTGAGATAAGAACATATCAAACATTTAAGGAGTGGGAACCTT